ATAACAATGACAAGAAATGTTAATCTTGTTAAGAACTTTACCAAGTTCAGTTTTTATCTGTCTTACTATTGGAAAGTCGTTTGTTCTAACATTAACAAAGATCTTATGAGGATCTTTTGCTCTTTTATTCCCATTCAAGAATGATTGATCAAAGTAAGGAACAATCTGATCCCAAGAAGGAAAAGCACTATCAGGCAAATCTAATCTACCATGAAATGCTTTCCGTTCTGCTATAGCTTGTGTAAGTCCGTCTGGGATCATTATTTATTGCCAATATTATACTTTGGACAAAGCTCCCACTGATCCTTTTCTTTATAAGGTAAAATCTTAATCAGTCTCAATGGAGCACAGTTTGATGCTTTGCCTTGATCTTGAATCTCTACTAATCCCCAATCACTCATGAGCGTAGCAATAGTGTTACGTCTTTGAATATCTGATTCTTCTAGATTAGCTTTTTTACCGTCTAACATAAACAACTCTTTGAAGTGGACAATAAAGTAACGTCCTTGTTTATGTAAGATATGACATGATTGAAATAGTTTTTTATCTTTACGAGAAGCAACGCCAATGCGTGTTAGTGTTTCTCTTACTTTCAAAAAATCATCTGGTTCATTTAAAGTCACCTCTAGCATATCTGCCGGTGACCATTGTATTAAACTAGTTTCTTCCACCTTTACTCACCTTCTGTTTTATTATAGTTATTTGTTCAGGTGATAATAGTGGTAATATTTGTTTTGCTTTTTCGTTGCTGTACCCATAGTATTCTTTTACCACTTCAATATCACTCTCAGTTTCTGGTTTCATCCATTTCGAAAATCTTTTACGTTTACGAATGATATTTATAAGAAAGTGATATTGTAGTTTGTTGTCCGTATGATGGTACTGATTCATTACATTTGCAAGACCAACGGTATCTTGAAAGTAACTTAGTGATCTATTAATCATGAAACCGTTATATGACTTTTCTGTCACATCGTCTACCATGATATTTTGTTTTGTGTGAGTAATACTGTTTACATATTCAAATGGTTTCATTATATACCTTGTTCAATGCCACTATCTTGCCACGGCCAGGATTCCATAGCTTCAGTAATAAGTTTAAAAAGCTCTTCCGAAGTATATTCTTGCGTGTCTTTTTTATTGATATGTTTGTCATGAGCATACAGTTGAGGTACTGTTTTATGCCCTCTATCTTTCATAAAATCTAACGCTTTTTTATCTTCTTGAATGTTAATAACATAATACGTTAAGCCAGTATTGTCAAGCTTTTGTTTCATAATTTCACAATAAGTGCATCTGGGCTGTGTGTATAATATTATTGCCATTTTAAGTTTAACTCCTTCATCATCTTGATTTTGTTTTCATCTCTCTTATCAAGTACTGAAGGATATTTAGCATCATAATCAAATATTGGATTGATGCCATTGAGATAAGACGGACCTTGAAAAAACAAATGGTAAAAATGTAAAATCTTAGGGGCTTCATACCAAACATCAGCCTTACAATTTATACCATGAAACCAATCACAATAATCATTTTGTACAATAGGTACAAAGTTATCATCATTAGTAGTATAACACGCCCAACATAAATCCTTATTTATTTTTAAAGAGCCTTTGCGCACTTTGATGACTATATTACGATACCCATATTCAGAGCTTTTTTTATAAAACTGATACTTAGGAACATATTTAGAATCAATGTAAATATCATATTCAGCTTCTTTTTCGATTTGGGGAACTACTATTATAGAAGTTCTGTTTTTCATACTGGTAACTTGAACTCATCCTTATTAGGCACCATGCTTATAATATCTTTGATATCTTTTTTATATTCGTCAATATACGGTTGTTGTAAATATGGCATCCAAGGGGTTTCTTGGAGATTACTGTAGTCATACTGATACCGTAGACAAAGCCTATTCTTAGTTTCGCCTAGTCTTCTATGCTGTGTGATACTATTATCAAATAGACACAGATCCCCATCTTGTTGATACCAATGGTCATAAATGTATTCTTCTACTTCAAGTTCTTTACGGATTTTTTCTAATACTTTTTTAGCTTCAGTATCACTCATACCTTTAATACCAGTAACTGTGTTGAAGCTATAGTGTAAACCTAAATGACCCCCAGGACTTTTAATAACTAATGGTATTTCATTATTAGCTTTAGGAACCATATTTTTATACATGACATTATCTTGTGGACTATTCAGACCAGGTGCTATTTTACCAGGCATAAAGTTATGGATCAATATCATTTCATCTAGCTCACGACGAAAACTATCAGGAACACTTTCATAATAATCTACTGTTGTTAAAAATCCTGTAGCACTTTTTGTAGTATTTTCGTATGCCAACAAAGCAACACCAGGAGAATGCGCTAGCATCCCACTTTCATTACTATGCCACAAGAGTTCTCCTTCAGCAAACATGCCAAGAGGTAGCCCATGTTCATCATATCCACCTTGAACCCTTACAACTTCATAGTTTTTCATAGGGAACTCTGTGATATTATAAAACGTTTTTACAGCAAGTTTTTCTTCATCTGTAAACTCATCGTTCATGGTTTCGTATTTACCATCCCACCAAGGGCATTTTAACTTGAGTAAAGAGCGGAATGACATTCGACTCATGCCCCACTTACTCATATACTTGATGTAACTATACCTATCTAAATCAGTATCTCTGATGATGGTAACTAGCGAATCTAAATGTATTTTACCAATCTCTAACCACTGATCGTCTGAAATGTCGAAAAAGTCTACATCATCTATAAACTTACCAAAACGTCCTAAACCTGGGATATCTGATACTTTCATTCTATACTCCTAAACTCTAAACGACAGTTTTGCCAAGCCTCTTCAACATGTTTTAAAATAAGCTCATAGTTTAATATAAACTTATCTTGCAAAACTCCGTTGATAACCTCAATACCGTCATAATCTAATAACCCAACATCAACTAACTTAAAATAATGTTTTCTGTTTTTTTCATTGAGCATACCGTCTTGATTATCTATATTGCAATAACATATAAGATTTTTAGCACCACGTTCTAAACAATATTTAAATGAAGGTGTACTTAAATATCTGAGAGGAATACTCGAACTGCACCATATTGTACATAAGCTACCTTCACCTCTGTTTAGTTTTAAAAGCTTATAGTATCTTGGATCTGTTGCAAGGCGAGTATATCCTGCCCAAGTATAGGTATCTACTTGTCGAACACCATTTATGGATATTATTTTATTATTGTAGAAAGCGCAGAAGTAAGTTATTTCAGAAAGGTTTAATCTGTCAAAATTCCAGTTAGACAAATCTATTCTATCACAGAAGTCTTTCATATATTCTTCAAGAGAAGAATCATACTTCTTTACTTGAATTGGACCTGTGCCATAATCTCTGTCATACATGCTACTGTATTTAACTCATGATCTGCTACAAAAGCATCTTTATATTGATAGTCGGCAAGAATAAGTACAAGTTGAGGAATAGATTTGGCATCAACATAAGTGTTCATTGAATCGTAGACACCACGAAAGATAGCAGTAGTGTCCATATCCATGTTCTCTACTACCCATTTACGCATAGCTTTGAAGTTCTTTTCCTTCAATGCTACTACTAGATTATCAATGGAGTTACCGCTAACCCCAGTAGTGCTGCCATCAATAGCCATACCGCTAATGGCATTCCGTTGTGCCTCATTTAATACTCTTCTCCAATCTGGTGCATATTTACTTACAAGATCTGCTGCTGCCTTTGGATTGTACTCGACGTTTTCTTGCTCTAGTATATATCGAAAACGCTTGAAAAACTGCGCTGCTAAATCAGCCATGTCTTTTTTTGTAGTATTAAATTCATAAACACCGCAACGAGAATGTAGCGGTTCAATAATACGGTTCTTAAAGTTACAAGTAAGAATGAACCGACAGTTATTACTAAACTCTTCTATAAATCCACGAAGAGCTGGTTGTGTCGATTGTGGGTTCAAGTAGTCAGCCTCATCAAGGATAACGACCTTGAACCCACCCGACAACGATACACTAGAAGCAAACTGTTTGATCTTGCCTCTCAATGTATCGATGTTGCCTTCCTCTGAGCCATTAATAATAATGTAGTCCAAGTCAAGTTGTTTACAAAGAGCTTTAGCTACAGTAGTCTTACCAAGACCAGCCGTACCTGTAAAAAGCATATTAGGTAACTCACCTTTATCGACAATGTTCAGAAACGTTTTTTTGAGAGAAGGAAGAAGAATAGTTTCATCGATTGTCTGTGGACGGTATTTTTCAACCCAAAGAAAGTCATTTGTATTTGTTTTCATAATATTTCTCATAATCGTGTGGTAGCTCTAAGCCTTTAGAGGTGATATAGTAATCATTATACATCATATGAGATCTTTTTAAAAGATCAAAATATGTTTTATTTGATAAATCTCCATCCCATGGAGCACCAAACGCAAAAGTAAACTTTGTTACTGTATCTGAGTTGAGCATGTAGTGAGGCCAGCGACCACTCATAATAAAAGGTTTATCAATAGTATCTTCTAAGTATACATCATCATCTGATGACATAAACACTAAATCATCAATGTTGCCTTGTAACACATATCTAAACTTATGCTGCAAGGTATTAAACATTTGAGGACTGCAATCTATATGGGGTGGATTAGCAGTACCAGGAAGAGTAGTAATAATCATTATCCTACTCTTACCTAATAAAGGAAATACACAATCTTCTGCCCATTCAACTAAAGATTTGAACTCATTAGAAATCGGTGTCCAATGATAATCACCGTTAGCAGGTCCCATTAAAGGAACATGCCAACAGTTTCGATAATCATCTCTATAGATTTTTTGGAAGTCAATATCGTTTAGTTTAGATAAACAGTCTTTTGGAGCGTTCTCTATATCTAACGGTAGATATAAAAGATCTTCAAACATTATGAGTTAGCAGCTTGATCCGTTTGATATGTTTCACACATTTGAATCATTTGAACTGCTTGATCGCGTAGCTGACCAAGCGTTGTTAGTTCTTCGCCTTTGATAGCACCACGTTGAACCATTGTATCTACAACTGCTACAGTTGAACGACTGATACGGTTTGCCAAATCATATACTGGTGCATGTGATTCATGCGCTAGCTGTACTTCTGCTTCATTATTTTTAGCCATATTATTCTCCATACTTTGATGACTTTTCAAGTGCGACCCAATATGTTAGGTCTTCACCTTCATTTGTAAATTGTGAAATTAGTTTTGATGAAATCTTAACCTCATAGGTATCAGGTACCATTTTAAGATTAGTTATATTTAGTATAAACTTAAAGCTATCGTTATTGTATCCCCCATCAACATCAACAGAATATTCATTAGCAGTAGCATTATCAGGATCTACAACGGAAAGTTTAATGCTACCATTATTAGGTTCAATAGCCAACTGCCCATGACCAAACACAGAAGCTGCACGTTTCAGTCCCATCAGAGTGTTTTCATCTAAAGTAAACCAAACATCTGCTTCAGGCATCTCAATAGGTTTAGTTGGTGTTGTTAACATGTCAGTATCAGCATAATAATACTTCACCAACTCACGACCAGTTTGTCCACCAATATTCATATAGTTTTCTTCAAACCGTACTTTTGGATTATCAACTAGACCAAGTACATTTAAGAACTCTGTGAGATCATAGATACCCACTTGACTCATAAACTCTTCAGGTACAGTTGCCTCTGCTAAAATATTTTTAGCTTCTGAGATTGTCATTAGTTTATTACCAGGCTTGATAACAATATTACCATTAATAGCAGAAAAGTTCTTAAGAACATTTACTGTATTTGCACAGATTTCCATTATATATTTCCTTCCTTTTTCCAAACCCACTCTGCACCGAAAACACTTAGTGGAGATGTTATGTTATGGTTCTCTCTGAATTTTAAAACTTCTTGGTGAACACCTGTATAGCCCCAATCATGACCAGAAAAGTATGCACCAATCTTTACTTTATTATACCACTTTTCACAAGCCTCTGCAACATCTTTTGCATTAAGATAATGATCTAAAAACAAAAAATCAATACTGTTATCGTCAAAATAATCTACAGCAACGTCTGTATGTTCAAGTATGAGTGTAACTTTATCTTTTTGTCCACTAGCTACAATTCTTTGTTTTGCTGTGTTATACAGTCTTTTGAGTTTTTTTTCATTATATACACTATAACCAGGTTGCTCAAAAGTATCCACATTAGGTCTATAAAAATCTACTCCGTATGCTTTTTTTATGCCCGGGCACCTTTGCACAATATAAGAAATAGAACTGCCACCACATACACCAGTTTCCACATAGATAACATCTGGACCCATTAAATTTATCAAATGAGTCATACCATAGTTTGCTATTCTACCATCACCATATTTTTGTATAGGTGTTTGTTCCTCTAAGTTGAAAGTTCTTATTCTCATTTTATTTTACTGAAGTTCTTTTCTTTAACAACTTTTATCTTATTATCAAACTTTCCGTCAACCATCTCACCCTTATGAGAAATAACAAAAACATTTGTATCTTCATCTAAACTATAGATGATTTTCATAAGGTTATCTACACCTTCGTGATCCAAGGATGAGTCAAAGGTTTCATCTAGTATCAACAGATTAGT